GCAGGCCACCCCTACAATGCCCGGACCGGCTGTTGCGCCTATTGCATCCCCCTCTGACCCGCCCGCGCGCCGCCGGCGCCGAACGAAGCAGGAGATGCAAGAAGCCAATGCGCAACAGCAACCCGCTGCGACCCCGGCAGCGGCGCCTCCCGCGCCGGGCCCCGGTCCGGTGCTGGCGCCGTTCCGCCCAGCTGCCAACTCCGGTCCGGCGTTCGGCATGCAGGAGGCGCCACCCCCGAACGCCGAGCTGCAAGCAAGTATCAACTCTATTTTTAGCTCCTAGGAGAAGCGCATGATTGCTCGAGCATTGGCAATTTTCACGGTGCTCGCGCTTTCGACGTGCGCGGCGGCGGCGCAGCACCGGCACCACGTTCACCACACGATTTCGCATCATCGCGCGATTCCCGCCGACGCATTCGCGCAAGCTGAGCACGTAGCTCAATCGGCAGAAGTTGGCGGTTCGAATCCGCCCGTGCTCGCTATCCCGATTCCTCGCCCACGACCTTTCGATCTGATTTGGTACGACCGTGTCACATCCGTCATTGGAGGAAGATAAATGACCAGAGCAAATGGAGCGCCCGAGTTCCTGCGCCGTAACGCCGCGACCGACCTCGGCAAACCGGATTACGCCGTGGACCTCGACGAGCCAAGGATCGAGCCGCAGCTCGGGCCAGATGACTTTGGCGGACGCCGAAACGCTAGACAGCGCAGCGCTGACGCGGTCAATTTGTCCCGTTTACAAGAAGCGATCGGCGACGTGGCGGCCAGCAACGTCAGGGCGGCAAAGACCTGGGAGGACAAGGTGCCCCTCGACGACATCGCCGAACGAATGTCACGGCTGACATACGGCGAACTGGTCGAGTTCGCCGAGGGGCTCGTCAAGATCCAGGACTACAAGGCGACCGACGATCCGTCCCTGTTGGCTTCTTTTTTGTGGAAGTGGTGCGTTAATATCCAACAAGAGGTGAAAAAATGAGACCAGTCTTTTTCGTTTATATGGCATTGGCTGCCACTGTGGCCGGTGTGGTTGGATTCAGAAATTTACCAGGTTTTGCGGAGGCACCTGGCGAGCTCGCGGCTTGGGATATACCTCCGACCGGTTCCACCAGGATATTGGACCTCTACCACATGAACGGCCCAATGAACTATCGAGGGTGGCCGTACTATTTTGCGCCCGATCCTAGCTCAAGAGTCCACAGAGTTGTTACTGCGCCATCTCGTCCTGTTGCCGTCGCGCTCTCTCGTCCTGCGATCAGAGAAGCGGCAATCGTTCGGCCTCATCCAGTGCTGATCGCTCAAGTTCACAAGCCGGTACAAAAGACGAGAAATCCGATAGTCGCGACCGACAAGACAACTCCAGACACTTGCTGGCATCTTCTGATCGGCGATCTTTTCTGCAAGCGGAATAGTTGATCATCGATCGGAGAGCCCTCGGTTGATCTTGGCCGGGGGCTGGCCGCTCTATCCCGCCTTCATCAACAACACTGCAATGATGGTGCCGACGCCAGCGGCCATGGCAATTGCCGTAGCAATCCAGGCAAAGACTTGGCCTTGACCGACATGTCGTCCAGATATGCTGCTGTCTGACTCTCGCATGTTTGCCAAGGTAACGGTTAACTTTGCGATGGCTTCGGCAGTCATAGCAGATGTCTTGTTCATGGCATCGGTAGTCGTGGTTGAAAGCGAAGCTATTCCCGCGGCCATCCGAGACAGCGCATCGGCCGTCTGGGGATCTTGAACGGAACTCTTGCCAGCCTGGGTGAACGCTCCGGCCTCCAACTTAGTGACACGCGTGTCGAAGGTCGCCTGAATCTGAACGAGCTGCGTGCTGACCAAGTTCGACGTTGTGCGCACCGACTCCGCCAGCATGTCGCGGATGGTGTTCTGGAACTCCTGACGGGTCTGGGCGAGCTGGTCGATGCGCTTGGTCTCAGCGTCGCGCTGGGCGTTCTGATAGGAAACCATCGCGCTGGCGGTAATTTCGAGCCTGTCGCTGACGCCGGTTACCTTCACATCGAGGAGCTTCTCTAAGGCATCCCGCATAGCATCTTGATACTTGCTCTCGGCCCTAACGAGATCGAGGACATTCTTAGTCGGATCAATGACCTTGCCGCCGCGAAGGTCAATGCCGTGACCGACCCTCTCTTCAAGCTCGGTATTGTTTTCATTGTTGTGGACGCGTCGGCTACTTATTCTAGCTGTTTTGGCCATAATGTAAGATCCTTGCGCTTGAGCTACGCAAGTCGCACGTCCTTGCTCCTTGACGGTACCATTTAGCTACCGTCTAGCAAAGATGCTATTTCAACGTGGCGGAAACAACGTGATATTGCCAAGCACCGGCCACAATAGCCTGACGAGGATCAGGATCGCGACCAATATGAAAATGACACCGAGGATGGTGAGCACCATATGCGGCAGGGCAAAGCCAAGCGCACCGAGCACCCAGATAATCAAGTAGTAGCAGAGGCCGACGACGCAGAGATAGATCAGCGCGCGGATGACGGCTTCGAACAGTCCCATGGCTTTTCCCTTCAGGACAGAGCCCAGATCGCGAACGCTAGCACGAAAGCGCCCAGGATTACCACTACCGCCTCACCCCCCAAGGGGGTAACGGAAGATCAGTTGAAAGATGGTGGGCCGATCCCGCCTCAGTGGAGAGTCGTCGGAATTCGAGAAGGGTAGTTCAAAAGTTTGGGCCAGAGGATGGTCCCCTGGCCCTTAAACTCTCGGCGGTTGGTTACCGCTAACCGAGCCCTGGTGCAACAGGGCGCAACCTTGGAGGTTTTCAATGCGGCACTTCGATCGCATGTCAGGTAGATAGTCAGCCGGTCGCGCTCTTGGGGTAACCGCCCTTGGGCGCGGCCCGCTGGCCACATTTGATTCTTTAGCAACATTCGCCCCATCAACAAACTGTATAATTATGCTTGACCGATCGATGAGGCGTTTGGCGATCATCGAGTCCGCAAAAATCGTGAATTCTTCAAACTCTCTCCCGACAAGCCGAAAGCCATCCCGATTATTGTGAGGGTCACCCACTCGCCTCTCATGATCTTTGGTCCTTGGTTGCGTTCCGTCTCGGCGGACGGTGGTTGCCGCCGGCTATCGCTTCCAACAGGATGAACCGTCGTCCCAAGTCGCGGATGCCGTCGCGAATCAGCGGCCAGTGCTCGGACACATTATCCGGCCTGATCTCATCCAGAGTTCGAAGCAAATCCTCGAACGTCCGCCGCGGCATAGTCTAACTCAATGTACAACGGTAACGGGCCAGTAGAAATGACCCAGCAAGATGCCGAGGAACAGGCCAAACAATCCAATACTTAGTGGCCACTTGCTCCCGACGTGGGCCATCGTCTCGGATAACGTCCACTGGCGATCCCGATGGTTAATCGCGTACCGTTCGAAAACGGCAAACAAGCCGACCGCGACTGCCAGCCAAACGATCCACATCCATGCCACAGGAAATAGGTCCTAGCCAAGCGATTTGATCAGCGCCTCGACCTTGGTCCAAGTCTCGTCGCCAACGATGCCGTCCACCTCAAGTTCGTGCGCCGTCTGAAACGCGCGCACGCGATCCTCGGTGTCCTGCGAGTAAGCCAGCATCGCCTGCACCTGGGCGACCGCGGCGACGGGGTCCTGGTGCGCCGCGATCGTCGCCATGATGGCCATGAGGTCGGGCCCGGCGCCGGCTGCGAAGCTCATGGCGGCGTCGAGGCCGCCGAGCCGCTCGACGATGTCCTCGATCTCGCCGCGGTTCGAGAACAGGACATCGAAGAAAGCGCCAACGCTGGCCATTTTTTAAGAGGGTTGTACTGGCATCGGCACCGGGATCGACAACGGCTTAGCGGTTTCTGACAATGCTGGAGCGGCCGTACCTCCGGCAGTGTTGTGATCAAACCAAGCTTGAAAGGCGCTTTCGACCGTATGCGCGGCATCGGATGCCATGATTTGCTGGATGGCTTCGACAACCTTCGGGAGCGACGCCGAAGCCTGCATGATGATCTGGAACATCGTAAACGGGTTCATTTTTAGGTCCTTTCATGCGCGGTCCCGCCGCGCGCGGTTTATCTATTTGTAGCCGTCCCTATCTTCCAGCGGTGCCGTAGTCTGCACGTCGATCGTTGCTTGGACAACGCTTGATCACAGTGACCTCACCAGACCCAAATTGCGCAATTGTTTGCTCGGCCATTTCCCTGATCGAATTCTCGAAAGCCTTGCAAGCCTCTATGTCGCGTAGGATTTCACAGCTCATTTTTGTCCTCCTGATTAAAGCTAGATCACCTTGGGCTCAGTGGAAGCTGGCCACCAGTAGCCAAGCAGTCCCATGGTGGAGCCGGATATCGGGATGGATTCGATCATCACTTGATCATTTTCATTGCCCCCCAGGACATTGATGCGCCCAGTCGCAGCATCGCCGACATAGAAACCGACGTGGCCTTCAGTGCCAGATTGCGATCCGCGCCAAAACACGGCGAGACAGCCCAGCCGCGGCGTGTCGATCTTGGTAAAGGCTGGAGAGGTCGTAAAGCTGCGCGCCATTGCGTTAATGCCTGTGAGCGTGATGCCGGCCTTGCGCAACATCGCTCCGGCAAAGATCGCGCACCACGGCTCGCCATCGGCGCCGTAGCCGGCGAGGTCCACGTATTTCTGAATGCCGTGGTTGTCAGGCAGCTCGTGAAAGCCGATCTCTGCGCGCGCGAGGGTGAGCCATGAAGGTTCGCCTGCCACGCCGGCAGGGACCGTCGCAGCGGGTGCGCTCAAGCCCTCGAATGCCCAATCGACACTTCCCTTGCCGTCGATGCCTACGGCGCGCGCGGCTGCGGGTGTCAGGTCGATGCCGGCCAGGTTGGTGTGACGGCCACCCATGTCGGTGCCGGTCTCGGCTTGGGGCCGTCCGCCGGTCTGCCAATAGGGATCGTGCGTGTTCCAAGGGCCGACATCCACAATATCGCAGACGGTATCGCCCTTCGGCCCCCACACATGGACCCGCGGCCGCGTGCCTGGAAAACGATAGGGCAGGGCAACACCCAGCTCGGTATCGTTGATGACGTGGTTGTCGTAGGCGCTGGTATTGGGGTCGGAGGCGCCACCGAATTCCGTGGCCGTGATGCCGGTCTGGCGCGTCGTGGCTGGTTCAGGGATAGGTTTCGGTGTTGGGAACGGCTGCGGAACGCTCACCGGCGGACTCGGCGCAGGCACGACAGGAATTTGCGGGAGCTGTCCGGCGATCAGTGCGTCCTTTGCACGACTCCCTGCGCTCGATCCAAGCTCATAGCCCAGCGCCCAGCAGAACCCGGCCGTCAGAACGCGACACACGCCCCCGGTCAGCGTCAGGGCTACGTCGCCGGAAACGTCAGGCTTGATCCAACCAGTGAGCAGCAGGTAGCCGAAAACCAGATAGCCAAAGATAACAAGGAATGAAACGATCGCTGTGCGGGTCCGGTCGCTCATTCCTTTTTATGCTCCTATGCAAATCCAGGACGCTGTCGTCGCTGCCGCGCTCACGAACCCTATAGTCAAGGTAGTCGCAGTTACAATCACGTTGGTGGTTACGGGAGCAGCAACAGTGCAAAACGGTATGTTTGCAAACGCGGTGCCAAAATTGAACGAGCAAGTGCTGGCATTGCTGGTAAATGTCGCGCGTCCAGCAAAATCAGTCGCTCCTGTTCCAAGCGCGAATCCCGCGCAGGTGTTTACGACGGGCACGCTTGTGGAGACGCTAGAGAGATGTCCATTATTGTCAAACGTGAGCGATTGGTTGTTAAGACCGGCAGCGTTGCTTGTGCTAATTTGCACTTTGGTCGGGACGTTGCTCCCGCTCGGCGCCGCGGAGACGCTCGCCTGTATCTGTGCCGCATTGCGCTGAGCGGCGTTCGAGAAGCCGCTGAAATTGACGATGCCGAGCACATCGCTGTTGAGAACCGCGCCGCCGCTACGGGATTTTTGAAGATTGTAGGAAGCAGCTGACGCATCGGAAGTCGTATTCTGGTTGACGTGCGCTGGAGTGGCAGTCACGCTTGAGGCGCACGAGACCGTGTTGTTCGCGTCGATCGTGCAACCGCTCACGGTTGGGGCGCCACCAGCGCCTCCGCCCAACATGACTGCGTTTGCGGTAAGCGCGCCCGACGATGCTAGCGTGTTAGCGGAGTTGAAATAGGGAACGCCTCCGCTGGTGCCGCCCGTGAGCCCTGTACCGCCAAAACCAACGGCAATGGCGGTTCCTTGCCATACGCCGGTCCCGATCGTCCCAACGGTCGTGATGTTTCCCTGCACCGCCGCGGGGAGCGTGGACGAGATCGACGGCACGCCTCCGGCCGACGTAACGAGCGCGCCATTGTTGGCAGTCGCGAGTCCCGACATCACTGCGCCGCTCGCGGCGTACCACGCAAGCTGGTTAATCGTACCGCTGTTAACGCCATTGGTGTTGCCACAATCCTTGAGGTCCCCGGTAGTGTCTGAGAAGCACGCGAAGTCGTTGATGGTGACAGGGAGGCCGGTAGTGATAGGCAATCCCTGCGTCACACCATTGAGAGTCCAGGTGAAACCGCCAGTCGCACCGCCGAAATTATCAAGCGCGAAACCGCCGCCGGTTCCGGTGACGTTGAAACAGAGGCGGTTGTAGGGACCCGAAAAGAACCCGCTGAACTGGCATATGCCGAAGCCGCTCGCGGTCGCGTTGAGGCTCGTTGGATTGGCGCCCGCGGGATCGGGTCCGCCATCACCGATGACACCCGTTGTGATCCACTTGGTGACGTGACCCGGCGTGACGTTGCCACTCTGCCGAACTTGCTGCGCGCTCGCGGGGAGAGAGGCGAGGAGAGCGGCTAGAATCGCAAGGATTTTTTTCATGGAAGCCTCTTTTACGCTACCCAAAACTCGTTTACAACTCGCTGGCTAGCAAACAGGAGAACAAGCGCATGCCTTCCACCTTAGAGGATTTCGTAGACAATTTGGAGAAAAGCCCAAGCTCCGTCGAGATGAACCGCCACTTCGACGTGTTCGTGGACGCCATGCGCGATGTGCGGCAGCGACTGGAAAACCTCGAGCTGGCGCACATCAAGAGCGGAGTCCAGGTGGCGGCGCATGAAACGAAGCTCGTTGACAACGGCGCCGTTATCGCAGCACTGGAGCGCGATCGGACCGATCTCAAGAAGCGCCAGGACGCCATAGAGAGCAAACCGCTTGCTCACGATGACCGGCTCGACGAGCTGGAAGCGCGAGTGCGCATAACGGAAGGTGCCATTGGGGCACTTGGCGGCAAGATCGATAAACCGTCGGCAAAAACGGAAGCGCATCCAATCGCTCCTGTCGCCCAGGCGCGACCCGGAAAAGTCGAAGCGCCTTCAACTGCTCCTGCTCCGGCAAAACCGTGGTTTGGGGCCCAGAGCAAAGAGCATGAGACCCCGCCCCCGATGGGTGCTCCGGTACCAGCTTAAGACAGGTCAATACCCACGAGGTAGATATCCGCCGTCGCCGCGACGGGCTGAGCCGTCGTAAGCGCGAACCAAATATTGAGCAGCCCGCCGATCGTCCCGAGGTTCGCGGACGAGAACCGCGTGCCGCTCCCGAACGCCGCGAGCGTGGCGTTAAGCAGCGCGTTGGCGGTCGTGAGCGCCGAGTATGCCTGCGCAGCTGCCACGATCGGCGTGCCTGCCTTCGCTGCCTGCGGGTAGAACCCGCCCACGGCTGTCGTCAAATTGAGCGAGGCGTTCGTCACTATGATCCCGGTAAGCGCAAAGGCCGTTACGCGCTGCGGGATCGCGATCGGCTGGTCGTTGGTCGCGTTGAAGTTGGCGGCGCGCAACGAGGCGAGAACGCGCTGAGCTGCGAGCGCTGCGCCGCCATCACCAATGACGCCTGGCGCAACCCACACAGGCAGATGCCCTGGAGTAATGTTGCCGCTTTGCTGAACAAAACCCATCGGCTACACCACAACCATGGTGCTATCGTCAGGGCCATACACTCGCACGCGCCTTACAGAAAGCGGCCAGTCGCCGCCACCCGGCTGGTTGCCGCAAGTGATGTAAAGCGAATAGCCCAGGTAGTCGGGAGTGTTGGTTACATTCTCGATTGAGGAGAACGTGCCAGCCGGCGCTCCCGGTGGGTAGCTCGGCGGCGTCGTGCGCGAGAACGTCAAGCGATTCGGCGCGAACTCTTTGTCATCAAAATAGCGCTCCATGAACCCCGTGCCACCTCCGGTAACGGTGTCGATGAGCAAGTGGCCGACCGTGTGCAGGTCCGTACCATCGAATTTCGGATTGCCAAGATCGGCGAACGTTGGCTGCGGAAACTGTCCATTTTGCAATGGTGGGTAAGTAGTGACGCCCTTTGAAAAATCCCCACAGTTGAAACCGATCGACCCGTTCTGTCCGGCCTCGACGGAAAGGCCGGCGAACCGCGTTTGTGGGAAAAACTCCATGAAATCGATTTCCGTGCCTAGAATACCATTCCACCAATCGACCCCCCAAAATGCAGGAAAGCCCGCGCCGCCACGTGCGAGGCGCTGATCAAACGTGAACTGAAAATCAATGTACCAAGGCGGACGGAAGAAACGACCGTGGTTGTTGGCTCTAAGCACCGCTATGTTTGCGGCGCTAGCATTCCCCAATGAGCCAGGGAACCAATTGCTGGCCAGCGTTGGCTGGTTATTCTGATAGTACGCGCCGGGTCGCGCCTGGGCGATCCGAAGGATGCCGTTGCTGACCGACAACGCGCTCGCAGGAATGTTCGGGATCAGGCCATAAGCAGGGTTTTCTCCCGGCTGCCCAATGTAGCTGTTGGCAACCCACCAGTCCGTTGTCGCGGTCGAGGTGTTGGCGTTGTTGATGTCGATGCGCGACAGGTCGGTGAATGGACCAGACTGAAACACAAGTTTCGGCAGGCCGTGGGCAACCGCCTGCAGTGGAGGCGTCGCATCGAGCGCGACTTGCATGGGGTCGAGGATCGCTTTCAGCGCGTCATCTGACGCGCCGATGCTCGTTTGTATCTGCTGCAAGGCTGCAAGCGTAGCAGGTTGGATGCTCATGGTGAGCACCTCCCTACGCGGTTACAGGAGGGGCATTGCCGGGCGACGAGTTCCAACCTGACGAGGTTGAGACGTACCAATTGCCCTGGTTGTTCTTGGTCCACACGATGCCGGTCTTGTCAATCGTGAGCGAGACGCCGCTGCCATTAGCGAACGGCACGGTATCCCGAAGAATGACGAAGCCGTAAGGAGCCGTGGCACCAAGCGACCAGACGTGTCCCGCAGCGTCGGTAATGGTCGCGCCGCCGGCTTGCGTAGTCCCAGTGATCGTCGTGCCCGGAGGTGAGGTGGTTCCTGGCGGGAGTCCCGCTGCGTTGGCGAGAATAGCGGCAAATTGCGTCAAGGCGCTTTGGATTTGCCCGTAGACGCCCTGAAGTTGCGCAAGCGTCGTCGGATCGATCGTTGCCATGTTGATTCCTTTGATGTGGATGCCCGTCTTGCAGTTCTCGATTGTAACACGAGCGAACCTGACATCGGTAGCCCCAGCCGGCAGATCGGCCGCCAGCGTCGGATGCGTAGCGCGTGACTGCGCTAACGCGGCGCGTATCTGAGCGTCAGTCGCCACCACGGCGTCTGCGATGGGCGTCGAGCCATTGGTCGTATCGTAAAGGCGATTCTCCAGCGTCTCTGCCCCCACAGCGTAAGGCGCTGTCGTGAACGCCGACAAGAAACTGCACCCGCCCACGAAACTGGCGTAGTTGACAGCGCCGCCCAATGTCGTGCTCAAGACCTTGGCAGGACCAGATACGGCGAGGGCTCCGGCCGACTGCATGTTGTGGACACAGCCCTCGACCGTAACTTGGCTTGCACCCATCACCGACACCAAGACCGGATTGATGGTGCCGCCTGTCGGCGTGTCGTTCCACGTGTCACGCACAACGACGTTTGCGCTGTCAGCTAGCACGTTAGTCACGTTGAGGTCAGCAGAGCCGGCGAGAAGCGCCGTCAGCGATGCAACACCGCCTTCAATCTGGGCGCCAACGGCGCAATTCTCAAAGTTGAAATCCCGCAACTCGACGAGCGCGGAGTTCACACCATCGACGAAGATGCCAGCGGCGCTCGCTGCGATGAAGATCGGCTCTTGTAGGAGGACGCGACCAAAGAATGCGTCTTCAATCGTGATCGCCGTGTCGGCTACATTTCTGATGTGCAAATCGCTCAACGTGACGCGTGATCGCCCCTGAATGTCGATGCCGACTCCCGGCGTATCGCCGCAGTCGATTATCGCGTTAGGCCACCCATCACCGACGATTTGCACATCGCATTTAGGTACCGTGATCGGCTTGCGCAGCGCGAGCGTGCCAACCGAGATGTGTACGACTGGCTTGCTGCCATTGAGCGCGGCGGCTTGCGTGATAGCGGCCTGAAGCAGCGTGCCGTCGTCCGTGATCGGCACCTCGAAGACCCTACGGATCGTCAGCGGGGGCACAGGCGGCAACACCAGCATAGGTGGCAACGTCAGCGAGGGCACAACCGCGTCATCGACAGAGCGCAACTGGCTAGCTGTCGGCGAGACCGTGTATTTGTTGCCGACAGAGATGATGTCACCGCCGTTGGACGAGGTCACAGTGACAGGACCAGCGATCATGCTATCGGTTATCAGCAACGGACCGCCGTTGCCCATGTAGATGCTGCTGTCAGAGACGCAATTCTGCATGCGAATTTGAGCGGCATTTGTGTAATAAAAGACCGCGTTGAGAAACTGCCGCGAACCCTTCGAATAACAGTCTCGGAAATTAAAATTACCTGTATTGCCGATCTGGATATCGGCAAACATCGAGCCGGTGAATTGACAGCCGTAGGCGTGGAACATGCCCGCACCGTCCGCGATATTGTCTTGTGCAGAATTGGCGATGCTGGTCCGGCAATTCACGAACTCGCAGAACCACAGCCACCAATCGAGGCAGTTGAAATTGCGCAGTAGGACGCCGTTTTTGAGCCCGAAGAACTTGCAGCGCAGAACCGAACTCTCGGCCTCGCCGATACCTGCTTCTCCAGCCCTGATGCCTATCGAGGCGTTCTGAAATACCAGATCGGCGTACTCGTTGCCAGTACCAAACTGACGCAGTGGTCCGCCAACGAGCGCATTCTGATCCACCAAAACGGTCGTATTGCGGCTCCCATCCAGGGTCAGCCGACCAAGTCGCCCGTAGGCGCAACCGTCAAGATGCAGCAACGTGCCGCCAGCGGCGCCACCCCACTTGATAGTCGTAGTCGCAGGATCGGCCCCGATGATACCAGCACCAAGCCCGCCAAGCAGCGTGACGGTCTGCGTGATGAGATACGTCCCGGATGGAATGAACAGGTTGCGCGGTCTGCCAGTCGCCGTGAGATCGCTCACCGCCGCCTGTAAGGCAGCCGTATCGTCGGATATGCCGTCTCCCTTTGCGCCGTAATCGCGCTTGAGGTCCGACCAGCTCGCGAAAGGACCAAAGAACTCTTCCTGCGCACCCATTAATTTTGCACCAGCTTGTCAGTCAAAAGCGTTTGCCATACCTGGATATTTTTGACATGCATGGGCCAATTTCCAGCTGTCGTTCCGACATTGCAGGCCGCCGTCGTAAATGAAGCCGTGCAGCCGCTGCTTATAATCAGAATGAATCCATTGCTACTATCTGCTTGTGTAAATGCCCCATCGTAAGGGTTCATTGTGCAAGTCGCTTGTTTGCCACTTCCTTTGGCGAAATAGGTGCAGTTATTAGCATTGGTTGCGATCATCAACGATGACGCCACGGCTCCTCGGTTGAAGCTCAGAGCATAGACGCCAACCTTACCTGGAGTGCCGCTGGTTTGCGATGCGACCGTTGTTGCCGCTGTCGTGGAGTTGCTGTTTCCTATGTAGCTACCAGTAGCAATCGACCCAGTAGACAGCATTTGCGTCACATGAAGCGTCACGCCGTCGCTATCGATTGAACCCGTAAAGACTGCATTACCGGGGCAGGTATCTGCGTCTACCAGATAGCCGTAAAACCCTACTCCGTTATTTTTCGCAGGTGGCACCCATAATTGATCGAAGGTATGAAAAGTATTGCCGTCCAAAACCGGATTGCATTCCGTCGAGCGCAGCGGCGGCGTGCCAAAGTAGTCCGAAAAAATCGAACCACCCGAGCATGAGGCGCCGCAGAGATTATCGTGGAGGAAGTTGTTGAGCAACACGCTGCCATTGTTCGAGAAGCAGTCGCAATTATCGGTTTCGATGAAATTAGAACCAGGTGTCGTTCCGGGCCATGAAGTTAACCACCACGCAGGCCATCGCCAAGGTGATCCCGCAATTCCGTTCGGCGCCTTGGTTTCATCGAATGAAACGTACGCGCGCGCGTAAAGGCCATTCTTGAAGCTGATGCCTCGATAGGTCTCCGGCACACCCGAAGGCACATTCAGCGAGGTCCATGTACTGATACCGTAATTGCTGTCGCCTTGGGATACATTGGTAAGCGTCAGCCCCGTGACAGGATCAACCGATAAAGTGTTGGTAGCTTGAATGATCGAAGCCATGAACTCGCAACTAGCGAGTGTTTGCGCCGGACTAACCGTATATGTCCCCGTTCCGCCGGAACCTGCCGTGATAGTCGTCCCTATTGACGGAGCGCACCCTCCGGCTCCGACACCAGGACTCAATGTCATTCCAACTTTGAGTACCGCAGAAGACACAGCCGTTACTGTCATCGTGCCGGTGTTGGCAATCGAGGCAGTCAAATCTACACGAGTCAAACCCTGAGTACGCCAATTAAATCCAGCAGCATTAGTAGCGCCAAGATCGATCGTCGCAAGCGACGTCATCGGATCAAAAAATGTGCACGTATTAAATCCAAAAGCACCAGCTGTACTCGGAATTGGGTCAGTACAACCTTGTGAAGAACCGCTTGAAAAAACTTGAAATATAGCAAATCCTGCCATCGCTAATTTAGCGACCAACAGAATACCGACAATCGCTAACGTAATTAGAAATCTGCGCATTAGCATGATCCATGAACCGTGGTTAGATAGGTGCAAAGTCTGCTTTCCAGATTGCTGACATCAGTCGATGAAAGGCCGCTGCCAATGCTGACTGTGGCAAGCTGCAAGGCGCTGCCGAAATTCACGGTGGAACCAGCGACGCGCTGCGCAAGAACCGCGAAATTACCATTTAATACTGCGGCTGAAGCCTCTGAGGTATTGCCTTGATTGGTCGTAATCTTATAGTGATCAACTGAGCTGGCGCCCGTGCGACTGACAAGATACATACCGCCCGTAGCCGTGTTATTGGATGCGCCAGTAGCATTAGTTGCACTATTTACATCCGAATAAAAATTGTTGTCGCTGTATCTTGGATAGACGCGCGAAGTATTTGTTGCCCCAAGAACTAACCCGATTGCAGCGCCGCCCGAGGCGCCGCTAGCCGCGTTCGTATAGGGCCACGCCATTACGTGAGATGAATTCCTGGTAAATTGTGGAGATGTTGCCGTTGATGGGTTGAAACCAGTATCGATATAGATCGTTGTGCTGGCATCGACACCGCTCCATCCATTATTCGCTGAAAAACAGTTTGTAGAACCTGCGCAACCCGTTGAAACATTGCCGTTTGCGGTTCCATTAAAAGTGCCAGGATTGACAGCATTGACGAGAGAATTTGCACTGGAATTGATGGCAAAAATATAAAGCACATCAAGCTTGGCAAACACACCATCGGTCACAAGCCCGCAGATCAGTGTCGTAATCGCCGCGGAGTTCTGACCGCTGTCGAGCATACCGTTATACGTAGTCGCTTGAGAGCAGCCGCCGCCTCCTGCCGAGGCCGAAACGAGCGGCAGCCAGCCAGCAGCGCGGACAGCGACAGCAGCAAGTGCAAAGAAAACACCAATGACGGCGGCGAGCCGTTTCATGGCTTCTTTTCCTCTCCGGCATTTTCCTTCGTTTTCTCGGCCGCATCGCGCTCGGCCTTCAACGCCTCGGGCAGCTTGACCTTCGCAAGATCACAAAAGTCCTGGAACCTCATGCGAAAGCCGTAGAGAGCCGCCTCGCAGAGCAGCGGAATGATCGTCGCCTGATCGGCAAGCGTCAGCGGAATGTTGACCGTGGACTGCTGAGCGCCGGCATAGGATGGCGCAAGTAAAGCCAGAATAATTAAAACTCTACGCATGCTTCACCTTAGTTGGGCGCAATCGGCACATAAGGCACAGCATTCTGAAGCGCCTGTAATTGAAACGCATTAACTTGCCCCACGAATGTATCGCGCAAAGTTCCGGCCCAATAATTAAGAACCTGTGCAGCCGTACACGTTCCGTTTATGCTAGTATTGCAGCCGGCTTGAAAGACCTGCACGATATTGGTTTGCAAGGTGTTGGGTTTGGCCGTCCCCGCATCAGTGAAAGTCCGCGAACAGCCTGCCATACAAAGACCAGCAGGCGTTGTCAGCGTGATCGTGATCGTATCAGCAGCGGCCGGCAGGGAAAAACAGGCGAGTAGTGAAGCGAGCAAGAGTTGTTTCTTCATGTGATCAGTCCGTTTTCCATGAGGTTCCATCGCAGTAGACCGAAGCGTGGGTAGTTCCGCCACTAACATAGGCGGTCAGAAAAGTCGGTGTCAAAGCGTCGGAAACAGCGCCGCGGGACCCTTCTGCCGCGCCATTGCAAGTCGGAAGCGGAGTTCCTGCAGCGCTAAAGACTATATTGTTCTGAATTACACCTGTATTCCTAACGGAAAATGCAGTTGCAAAAGCGTTTTGAGATGTTCCAGTCGTCCCAGCAGCAGCGACCTGAAATAACATATCACCGCCAGCCCCCGTTCCTGTTCCTGCCGATGCCTTTAATGTCCAATTGACACCAGCCGTATTGCTGGTACCAGCAACAACATTTTGAACCTGAGTTATTTGCGCAACTGGCGCAGCAGCATCAGCGTCCCCAAATTGTAATTTAGCAGCCGCCGGCGAGGATATAATAGTATTATCATTTTGCAATTGAATTTGGCCGGCTCCAGTTGTAAACCTTACGCTCGAAGTTACAAAAATAAAATTTTGAAAGTTTACTGAAGACACGAAAGTATGCTGAGCTGAGGTGCTTACCCCATAATCATATCTTAATGTGCCGCCGACACTTAATGCTACTTTACCTGCACCAGTAACATACCATCCTGTACTGTTCTCAAAATTATTCAACGCTAATGACGGAGCGGCCGCCGAGCCGGCCCCATTGACTGCGATCGAATCGGCCCCAAGAGCCCATGACTTGGTGAGCGTTACATTTGTGCCAGCCGTCGGTACCTTAATATATGCCCCATAATAATTTGTGAATGTCGTAGCGTTCGATGCTGCAACCGCGTTGCCGCCGAAAACATCCGTATATGCAGCCGCGACCGTGCCACTTGATGTGGTATCTGTCATTGTCGCTACAACATTCGCGTAGCGAATACCAGCCGTCGTCCATGCCGCCGCTGAGATGTTGCCGCTCAAGCCGAAACTGCCACCTGTGACAGTGGTCTTTCCATTGAGTGTCGTGGTTCCTGTCGTACACAATACATCCGTACCTATGGTGCAGCCGCCGATCGCAACCGAGGTCGCAGTCGCAACACCAAGAACAGGTGTAATCAGCGTCGGCGAGGTCTGCATCGCCGCGACCGTGCCAGTGCCGGTCAGCGTATATTCTCCCAGCACTCCCGCATTATCGTAAAGAATGCGCGTCGTCGTCCCGCTCGTGATCGTGCTGGTTCCAACAGTGAGCCCACCGCCACTGCCACATGCACCGGAGCCCACAGTGCCGCTGCTGATCGTGAGGCATTGGCCATTTGACCCGCCCGTAACAGGCGTCGTATTGACGACAATCGTTGTCTGCGCCGAAGCCGTTATGGTCTGCGGGTAGGCAGGCGACAGCGCGAAAAGTAGGCCAAAAAGAACACCAGCTAAGGTTCGTCGCATCACATCACCATGCCATGAATAAAGCCCGTGGTCGCAAGCGTCAACGTCGCGCAGGTCGTGGAAGAAATCGCCGCAGTAATCCCTACCGAATAAACAGCAGGCGGTCCGCCAGCATAATTAACCGATCCAAAACCACCGGCTGAGATTGGAATACACTCGACCATATTGCCGGAAGCTATACCTGCCGTAGTTGATCCATTACTCGGTGCAGAGGCCGAATTGAATACCATCAGCCAGCAAGCAGCAGAACACTCTGCATAGACACTATAAAGATTGCCAGCCGCATTTTTAAGAACGAGTGACGACGCTGCCGAACCACCAACGACCGGCGTTATGCCAACCAATGCCGAAGATGACGGAGCGGGACCAACAAATGGAACGGCGTTCGCCGCAGCAGCAGGACCAAGCGTGATAATGCCTGGGCTATCTGGACGAAGATCAACAACAAGCGCTGTATTAGTTGCCGTAACCGGAGCAGTATTTACTGCAACTTGACCTGTCGTAGTTGCAGTACCACCAAAAGCTGCAACATTAACTGGAATATTAGATTGATTACTCGCAACTACAACTGGCGACGAATTCGCCATCGTCGCTTGACCATTAACGTTCGCATTCGTGACATCGACATTGAGCGCATTCGATGTCGATGCAATCACGTTGCCCGCGCCGTCTACAACCTGGGATTTTTGCGAAGCGTTCGTCTGGTTGGCAGAGGTCGCGAGCGTCGAGGTATTGAGATTGGTCCCAGCATTTGCGGTAACGGTAGGCGTATTTGTTATAAAAGCATTGACGCCCGGCACAAGAACCGCCCCCGGCGACGTGCCGTAATTCGCCATCGCGCCGAGGGTGCCGCCAGCCCAGGTCGTTATCGCTGACGATCCTCCGCCGCCTCCGCCACCACCGCCGGAACCCGTAGCGAGTCCCGTTCCGCCCGAAAGAACCACGAGGTTAGAAACCGTCCCCGTCTGGTCGATACAAGCGATATTGGTGTTGGCCCCGACCGTGTAGGAAAAAAACCCTCCTGGCGCTATCTGGTCTTCGTTTGCAACCGCCGTCACGCCGAGCGTGCAAGAAACAGCTGTCGTCCCGGTGTTGTAAGCGACAACAACAATTCCGGCCGGCAACGCAGTCGTCGCCGAAGATCCGGTAGCGGTCAGCGTCGCGTAGGCGCCTCCTGGCGCGAAGCCGCCCACTGTGGCGCTAACCGTGGCGGTGACAGGCAAAGGGTTAGACGCCGAGACAGGGGGGCAGTTATTAACCCCTAGCGTCACACACGGACGCACAATAGCTTGCGCCGACCCCTCGACATAACTTAGTAAAAGCAGGGCGATGGCAAGCCCGAGTTTGCGGAGCATAGCTATTTTTCCTCTTTTTCCTCGCTCGACTTTGTTGGAGGAATGAGTTGGGTATTCGCCTGCGAGATCAGTTTTTGCAATAAGGGGTTAACCTCGTTCCACGGCGCCTCGCCAAGTTTTTTTATGATCTGGTTGGCTTCAGAAAGCGTTATGGTCCACGTAACATTGCGCTCTTGCGCCAAGACTCCCGCGGGCAGTAACAGCAATATCGCGATAAACGTGCGCCACATCATCGCTTTCTCACAATCCAGTTGGCCGCAAGCACGAACAGCGCATAAATCGAAAGCGAGGTTATCTGATAAGCATTGGGGTCGGGCACCGACCACCACAGCCACCACGCGCCGAACACGGTCAAGAGGGTAAAAAGATCGGCAGTCGCGATGAGGGCGCGCTGAGAGAGGGCGCGCAGCGCCAGCATCACGCCGGCGACGGCCGCCGGCTCGGCGTCACCCTCTTCAACTATCTCGAACTTTCGCTCGGCCATTACCCACTTCCTCTACTTGCGCCGCGAAGTCCTCGAAGGTCGGCGTATCGTCCCGCTCGGGCGTCTTGCCGCGGTTCTTGCTCACTATAGCAAGATACGCCGCCAAAGTCTTGAGCGCGTCCACCTTCTCGCCAAAGCGAGGGGCGCCCTTGCCCGACTTGACCGCCTCGGTCGCGACGTGGGCGGCAAGGGTGCTGATATCGTCGTCTATGCTCACTTAGGCGACTCCAATTTCTGATCGGCATCAAGTCGCAAAACGCCTAAATTTACTAGTGTATCTACAAATTCTGCTGCACGAAGGCGCGACCATTTGGAAGCCACGCCGTCACACACTATCTTGATCGCTTGTTCTCTGGTCATTTTACTCGATTCCCTCCAACGCGGGTTCCTGCGCCTGCTCTAGCCCCTCGCCCACCCCCGCCCCAACAGCGCCGCCGCGCTGGAGCGCCTTTTGAACTTGCTCTTTTACCATTTGCCTCGCCGTAGCATCGCCCGCGAGCCCCTTGAAGAGCCACTCCTGAAAAGTAGGCGACTGCGCCAGTTTCACCTTCAGGTCGTAATAAGCGGCGAGCACCGCGCGAAGCGGATAGCCCGTGACAGGCTTGATGGGGGCGGTCACCTTGCCGATGAGACCAGTCCCCAGAGGATGTGTCACCTTGCCCGTCGCCATCATGGACGTGCCTGGCTCGCCGCCCGTACCCGTCAAGAACGTCATGTCCTTGGCAAGCTGCTGTGCGCGCTCCAATGAAACATTCCAGATCAACTGTTGCACCTTGGGCGATTGGAGCTTGAGACGTGCCGCCGGGTCCAACGTATCAGTGAGAATCCGCTGCGCCGCCACTTGTCGCAGCGCAATAAATTCCTCCGAATTTTCTCCAAACTGCGCCGCAGCCGCGATCACGTAGTCCTCAGCCTTCTTGCCCGTCAAAATGCGATCGACCGCCTCCGCTCCCTCAACCGACTTGTTGTACAGGAAGCGCAGCGGGTTCTTGAGCATCGCGGCACGTTCTTCCTTGCGAATCTGCTGCTCCTGCTGCTTGAGCTTAGTGATTTCCTTCTTGAGCAGTCCAAGCGGGTTCTTGTCGGCTTCGACCTTGATTGCCTCTCCCGCAGCCTTGGCCTTCGCCACCACGTCGAGAATGGTGTCGCCGGGCCTGATGCCAAGGTTGAGGTTACCGTCCAGCGCCGCTGCGTACTGCGCCTGTCGCAGTATCCTGGAAGCCCCTTCCTCGCCGTGAATCGATCCCAAGAGTCCCGAATTGTAATCAGCAAGAACATCACGTGCGAATCCCGTACCGTTGACTTGTCCCTCCAAAGTCAGGTTGCGTTGGATCAGTTCGCGCGCATGAGCACCCTTGACGCCGGCCCACAAGTTAGGACCAACCAACCGCTTCAATTTAGCATTGAAGTCGGTATTGCCCTCCTTGATCATCATCCGAACCAACTCTTTTGGGTCGGCCGGCTGCCCATTGCGCACGCCGTTAACCACCGCCTGGATACGAGTGTCATTCCAGATCGGCATGACCTTGCCATACCACGCGTCAATATCATCGAGCTGCTTGGCCGCGACCTTGATTGCGGGCGATGCGTTGTCGCCACCATGAATCAGGGTATCGAGCTTGTCCTGGAAGAACTTCAGCGCGCCATTTTTCACGTCGGACGGCAGATCGCTCCAATCGATATTGTGGCGAAACATGGAACGCAATTCGTGCAACCCTGGCAAGTCCAACGTAATCGGCGGTTCGATCTCCTGCCCATGCTCGTCCACCTTGCCGCCGAGCTGCGCGACGCGCTTGATGAGCCCTGGATGTTGTTCCTGAAATGGCTTGGGCAACTCCTCAATGAAATCCTTGGCAGTTTGAGCCAGCCCCTCCTGGTTAGGAGGTACAAGCCCCTGATTAGCCTGCCGCCACCCCTCGTAGCGAGCGCTCGCCTTCGCGCCGATCATGCTCCGCAAGTCCCGGAACTTGTCGGCCATCGCGGACCAGAAATCACCACTGTTGTGCCCCGCCTTGGCGGTGCGCAAAGCGTTTTCGGCATCGCGCCATATCGACTCGTAGCCGGCATCTACAACCTTAGTAGCCGCGGCATCGGCCGCGCGCCCCGCCTCACGCAGCGCCGCCATTCGCGCCTCATAAGCCGGCTGCTGGCCCGCCAACTCAGCTTCCTTGGTAGCTTTCATCTCCGCAATGCGAGCTTGAAGCCTCTCCTCCGCCTCGATCGATATCCGCGAGGCTCTCGCAAGCAGCTTCTCGCCGGCTTCGCGCCCTGACACCGCAGCAGTCGGGTCTGTCAGCTTGCCCTCGACTGTGATTCCCAACTCCTGAAGAATTTCCTGTCCCGTTTTTTCCATCTTGGCAGCTTTACCTTCTGCCAATTGACCACCCCCTTTCTGATGGAACCGCGGGTGTAGCACCTCCTGCTCGATTTGAAGCATCGGCGCCTCGGGCGCCCACTTCACGATCGGCGAGGGCGTACCGGGATCGGTCATGCCCCACATGCGCAAGATGCGATGCGTCGATTCGTGCTCGCCTTCCTTGCCAAGCCGCAACGATGTCTCCAGTCCTTCTTTGTCCACGCCCAACGCCGTAGCCGCAACGCTCGGCAGCCCGTGCTTAACGCCTCCTATGAGCCGGGGTGATGTGGCGGCCAAAGTGCGTCCTATCGCAGTTCCACCGGCTGCCATCGCGCCTGACGCGCCCAATTCCTCGACTTCATCGAGAACGCTTCGGTCATAAACCCCCATCCACTTCATGAAAACATCGTTGAACCCCTGGCCCACCGCGCCGCCCACTGCCGCGCCACCGACCGCGCCCGGCAGGCCGCCCGCGAGACCGCCGCCAATCTCGCCCGCAACCGCGCCCACGGTCGGAAAAGCACCGCCCACCGCTGCTGCGCCGGCCGCCTTCCAATTCTCGGCGAGCGACTCGTGCTCCTCCGACGGCCCTCTGGGACGACGGCGCGTGCCGTTCCGCTCCTGGACATAGAGGCCCTTCGGATCGTTCCTGATCTCAGCGCCGGGATAACCGCGCTCCAAAGCGCGACGCTGTTCCCGCTCGTTGACCGCCATGTTGAACAGTGAATGAGTCGTGAAATCCACGCTCTCATAGCGCGGCTTGGTGCGCAAATTGCCGCGTGGGTCAAGGAAGTCGGCGCCCTCGGGCACTGCTTCGTAAGAATCTTCATCCGCGACCGACCACGGCTTAGTTCGGGTATTGCCCTGCGGATCAAGGAAGTCGGTACCAGGAGAAAGAGCGTCGTACTCCTGCTGGGACGTTACTTTCGGAGGCGGCGCCTTGTAGGCAATATCGGGCCGGTCCCGCATCGGTGCGCGGGGCTCGGCCGCAAGCCCGCGCTCCTTGAGAAGAGAGCGCTCGGCATCGAGCTGCGAGGAATACGCGTCACTCATCGCTGGCAGTCCGCGAGGCGCGCTTGCGCTTCGGCTTCAAGCCGGGAGGAAGCTCCTCGTCCTCATCCCTCACCAGCTCGGGTAGCGTTTGCTTCGGCGAAGCGGCTCTCTTGCGGGGCGTGCGAGCGGACGCGACAAGCCCCTTGGAACGTGCGGTGGGCGGCACCGTGCGCCCCGGCACTGGTATCTTGGTCGAGGTGACTGCCGGCGGCAGGCCCTCCAGGATGCTTGACGGCAGGCGGCTGCCGTATTCCGACGGGTTGGTCAGGTTCTCCCAACCCTGCTTCTGAGCCTCGGCGCCGCGCGGCAGCACCGTCGCATCATAAGCATTGGGAACCACAAAGGAAGCGTCGAATGGCAACGTGGCAGCCGCCGCGATGGTCACCGGGCTATGCCCCTTGTCAGCCAGGGTCTTGAGAATCTCAGCGTGCTCCTTGTTGTACTCCTTGAGCGTGTTGACGAGAGGCGTCGCCGCGGTCTTGTCACCAGCTGCTAGCGCCTTTTCGGCTTTTTCAGCAGTCTCTTCCCACTTTTTTATGTACTTGTTGGCAGCGGACGCCTGCCGCAGCTTCACGGCGTAGGGGATCGCTGCAGAGAGCGAGGTCCCAATCCACGGGAGCATAGAGTTGAGAACGGGATAACGGTCGCGGAAGGCCGCGGTGCGCGCCTTGTATTCCGCCGCTTCCTTCTCATCGGCCTGGTGCTTGCGCTCAGCCTTGTCAGCCCAAAACTTAGTACGCTGCTCAGCATTAAAACCACGGTAAAGAGCACGCTCGTCCTCCGGCAGACTCGAAACCTCGGCCTCGAGCTTGGTCCTGGCCTCCTCGTCGTGCTTAGCACGTTCTTCCTTCTCGCGCCCCTCCCTCTCTTGCTCGACTTGACGCTCGCGCGTTTCCTTCTCGGTCTGGGCGCGACGCTCGCCCGCTTCCTTGGCGAACGACTGGAGCAAAGCCGGCCGATCGGCGCGCGGACTCCGGCGCAAAATTTCCTTCTGCTCCGCCGTCAGCCCTTCGTCGCCCGCCTCGGCCCTCGATGCCGCAAGCGTCGTGCCCGCCCCCGCACCAGCGCCGAGCAACGTCGTCATGAGCTGCCGCACCATCGGGCGAGCAAGCGGCATCCCGGCCCGCACCGCGGCGCCACCGACCGGTATGGCCGCCGACATAGCGTGGGCGCCTGCCTCCGACGGATTGTCTGCCTGAATAGATTCCTGGGCGCTCAGAGCCGCGCCCACGGGCGTGAGATCGAGCGCCGAGATGCCGCTGCCGCCGACACCAGTCGTACCAATGCCAGACGACCCAATCGTCTCGCGCGCCATCTGCCGCGTGTGATAAGACGCGCTATCGGGCAATATAAAGTTGGCAAGCCGATCGCGCCACGTCGGCTCGTAGGCGCGCAATTCCGCATTCTGCGAGGAAATGGGCTGCGAAAAGAACCCGCCTGCCTCGCCGGCACGTTCTGACCGGGCGGGAGGAAGCTCCTCCGCCTGGGCCGCCCCTACTGGATTGAAAAACGACGCGATTTTACCAAAAGAAGACTCGTTGGAAGACCTCTTATCCGCCGGCGTCTTGATGGGTGCCGCGTCCCACGGCATCTTCTCGTCGCCAGTCCCGCCAGCAGGAACTGTTTCACGTGGAGCACGAGGAGCGCCCGCGTCGCGAGGATCGAACACGCCCTCATAGCGACGCGTTGATTGCTCGCGCATCGTCCTAAACAGTTCCTGAAGGCGCAGGAGGCGCTTGGCGGTGTTCGCTGTGGTGTCGCCAGCGCTGAGACCAGGGATGATCCGTGCGATCTCGGCCTCCTCGGCCGCCAATGGGCGACCCTTCGACTCGTTGAGAAGCCGTGGACCCCACTCGCGCAACTCGGAAATGTAGCTCGCGAACTGCGCCCGATCGGTCGCGTTCGACCCGAACACGTTACCCACCACTTCCGCAGGACGCGTGATCCGCCCGCCGAGGCCCGCAAGCGCGTTATGCTTCTTGAGCAGCGCCTCGACCTTATCGATCGTTTGATCCGACAACTGGAGTCGCTCGATCTGTCCCGCGAGATCGTCCTTGGTCTTGCCTGATATTGCCGCACCCTCAGTCTTAAGCTGCCGCGACACGTCTTCACGAATGCGGGCGATGTCCTCCTGGCTCTTGCCTTCCAGCTCACCGCTCTGGCGCTTCTCCTCCATGATCTTGCGCACCGCGTCAGCGCGCTGGCGCTCGTCAGTGAGGTTGACATTGCCCCCGCCGCCCGCTCCACCAAGATACGGCCGCGTCAGCGCCTCGGTGATCTCCTTGTTCTTGGCGATCAGCTCATCGGCCGTCGGCAATCGCCCCTTGCCCTTGATGGTTTCAGCCGCGAACTGGCCCAGCGCCTGCGCGCGCGGGTCGCCCGGCTTCATGTGGAGAAAAAACGCGTTATTGAACGCGTCGAGCAACGCCTGCCCCTTTTGAGTCGGATCTTGGATATGCTCCTCAATCGTCTTGGCATCGCGCTCGAACACCAGTTTTTGTAGCCCGCGGCCCGTTATCTCCTGCACGGCCTGCCCGGTCTTGTTGATCGCGTCGGCGCGCTTCTCCATCGCCTCGTACAGCTCGGGGAACATGCCGTGCTCGATGAGCACCATCTCCTTGCTCATCCCGAACTGAGCTGCCACCATGCGCGCTTTTGCCGCACCCGCCGCCATATCCGTGTCCATCAGACGCAACGCGTCGCCCAGGCGCTCGTGCTCAAGCTGATGGCGCTTGAAAGTGAGGTCGGTGTTCTCCTTCCACGCGTCATGAGCGCGGTTGTACGCCTCCTCATCGCCGGCCCTGACCGCGTTCATGGCAGCAGCCGAAGCGTTAAGGGCGTTCTCCATCGGGGCACGCGTGAACGCGCTCGCGAGCATCCCGAACACGCTGCCAAGCGAGCCGAACGCCTGAATCGGATCGGTCTGGTACTTCTTGCTCTCAGCGCCCGCGTCCCACTTCTGAAACTCGCCGGGCCCAACACCCTCCGCTTCGTACTGATGCTCGATCCGCGCGCGATCACGTTCCATGCGCGCCTCGGTCTGCACATCCACGTCGAGCAAGTGCTTGAACGTGCCGCGCTGAGCCTGCGTGTAATCTTCCTTCAATCCCGGCGGCAAACCGTCGTCGTCAGAAACTGGTAAAGCTCCGCCCGTACCACCAAGCGGGATGCGCGCACCCGTCATGTTTTGCGGCTGCTTGCCATCCAAAAGGTCGTTGCCAACAAAGGCAGAATCAGTCATTTCACGCCGCCATCCTCGTCATCGGCCCCGACAGCGCGCCCGCGAAGTTAGCGATGGCCTTACCCATGCTCGCAGTCTGTTGCTGGTCGATCTGCATCAGCTTGTCGAGAATCTGACTTGACAGTTGCACCTCGTCCGCGCCCGACTTAAACAAACTTTCGCCTTCCTGCGCCACCGCGATCAGCGCGTTGCGGTCAGCCGACGCCAAGTCCTGCGCCAGCGCGCTATTCTGCGTCGGATCGGTCGAGAGCCCGTTGCGCGCCGCGTTAGCGATAATCTGCGCCTTGGCAGCCTGGGTCGCGCGATCGACCGCCGCCTGCAACCCCGCCGGCAAGGTGCCGGTCTGCAGGTAACTCATAAACTGCTGCCCCTGAGCGCTAAGCTGGTTCGCCTGCCCCTGGAGCTGATTCTGCTCGGGCAGTTTCTTCTGCCCTTGCATCATATTATAGATGAGCCCGCCGGTACCGGCAGCGACGCCCAGCGGGTTCTTGAGAATCTGATTACCGACCGCGCCAGGAATCCCCTCGACACCACCGATCAGCTTGCTGATGAAGCTATCGCCCCCACCCGTCGCGGCGCCAAGATCAAGACCGGGCGTACCGGGGCGAGGAATTGGCAGCGGCACATCGCCCGACGCAGCGTCGGCAAAACAAAGCACGTTGCCCCCACCCCCACCACTCCCGATCAGATCGGTAATCGCGCCGCCGGCATCACCAGCCGCAGCTCCCCCCTCTGCCGCGAAGGGCAACGCACCACCAGCGGCTTCGGCTCCGCCAAAACCAAGCGCACTACCCGCCCCAGCGGCCAACCCAGGCAAGGCAGCAAGCGCAAAAGGCGCCGCGACCGCTGCGGTTCCTTCCAGCGTCTGCGCCAGCTCGTTTGGCCGGAACATGCCGCTGATATCATTGCCGAGATTCGAGGTCTTGCCTTCAAACAAATCGCTAAAAAAGGAGATGGCAGCCTCCTATCATAACCTCGCGAACACAACCTGCCGCGTGAACAGCCGCCCCATGCGCTCCTTGATCATGTCGTGCGGCACATCGCTCATGGCCTCAACCATCACAGCATCGACGCCCTGGTTCTTTCCCCACCTCACGAACTCGTCGTAGAAAGCGACGGCCTCGCGATCGTGCCCCTCCTTAACGAACACGAACATCTCCTGCACAACGGGCTTCATCTCCAGCGGGTGCGCGCGCGTGACCGTCGCAAGCGCCACACCGTGCTCCTGGTAGAGGAACAAAAACTCGTTCGAGTAGATGATCCCGCGCAGCCAGCCCGCGAGATCGCGCGCAGTGCGATGCGGATACGCCTTGAGCAGGCGATCCGTGATCCAACCCCCGTGGCGGTCGAGATCAGGCACCTCGAACCGGCGCATCGCAATTTGCTCTCGCACCACCTCGCGCTTTGCAATTTCAGCTGTTACGGCCATACGCGCCTCATTGTCCCAATATAAACTTCGCTTGCCGCATGTACGCAGCCTGCACTTGCGCCGGCTGTGCCGCACATACCGACTGCTGATCCGCCGGTTTTGCCAACGCGATATTATTTTCCAGGATGCAAAGCATCAACGCTAGTTGCACTACCGTCATTTCCAACCCTCACAGATTAAGAAGCGTCCTCGCCCTGTCGTGGTTGTCGCCGTTGTCGTTCATCCAGCGTATCACGTCCTGCGGGTCGCGCCAATCGATCGAGAGCAGGTCATACCCCTGGATGCCAAGAGCATTGTTCATCTGGTCGTGCATCGCCTGATGACGATAAAGCCACGAGGAATCGTCGCGCCGGAACGGGTCAAGCACGTACTCGACGACCCTGATCCCCAGCGTCTGCAAGACCACCCGGTCAATGTCGCGATGGTCGGCGGCGTGCGCAAAGGACCAGCGAGTAAAATCGTCCTCCGTCCACCCCTCCTCGGTGAGCTGGTCAATGTTAGGCATCAGCCACGATACCCCACCACGTCCTCGCCCAGCATAATCGACACCAACGACGCATCCGCCGCGTTAGTCTTCCACGTCATCCCGGTCAGCTCGCCCACCTGCCCCACCGCCTGCGGCGGCACCACAAAGTAGCCAGTCGCGGCCGGACCGACAATCGTGTAGGTCACCGAATTAGCCGGTGCCTGCTGGTCCACGATCGCAGTCAAATTAGGGGAAACAACGCTATCGTACTTGGCAAGACCCCACAGACGCGTCGCGGCTTTCTTGAACAAGAAACCACCGGGCGCCTCCCACAATTTGGTCTGCGCCGTCTTCTGGAAGCCCGACGAGGGGACCGCGAACAGCGGCTTGATCGTGATGCCGTCAGTTCCATAGGTCGTGATCTGCGACTGGATTTCCTGATGCTTCACGTAGGTCAGCGTCATACTTTGCTGCGACGCGAACCACTCCTTCTCGTGGTAAAGAAACAGCTTGTTGACGGTCGCGCCCGACACCGGATCCACGATCGCCGCCAGCACCACAATCGCCTTCTTGGAGCCGAAGATCGTCGCCTGCGCAGCCGACGGCTGCATACCAAAGTTGTAGCCGTTCGCCAGCGTCGCAACCGTGTTCCACACGCCATCCAGCTCGTGGCTGATCTTCTCGACGTTGCCGCCACGAATAACGTGCACGCCAAAAGCGTTCGCAAACAGCACGTCGCGCCCAAAGCTTTCTACCGACGCCGGGAACGGCGTGCCGGTCTGCGTGTCGGCATTGAGGTTCGAGAAGGTCGTGGTCGGCGGCGTCCCCGTCGTCTGCACACCGCTGATGTAATTGACCGATGAGTCGCCGATCGCCCACAAGTAAGCGTTCGCCTGGATGAACTTGGAGTAATTGACGCGCAAGACCGAGTCGGCCGACGTGGTGTTGCCCCCACCATCCGAGGTCGCGAAGTCAGTGAGTGAACCGGGAGCGCTCCAGTAATAGGTCGCCCCATTCGCGACCCACGCATGCCCCTGGTAGATCTCGACCGTCGTCCCCTGGATCGCAAAAGGCATGAGCGAGATAGTTGCGGTTGCCTGGACCGCTGCGTCATTTATCGCAAGCGTAGGAGGCGTATTGGTACCATAAAGACCGGCCCCGACAATAGTTACGCCTGTAATGACGCCGCCGGAGATCACCGGCTGCAACGTCGCCTGCGCAACCGGCGAGCCACCGCCCGACGCCGTGATCTTGGTCGAGGGCGAGTAGCCCGTACCAGTCGGCGTCCCGGTGACGCTACTGACATAAAATCCTGCACCGTTATCCGTGACCGTCACAGTTGGTGGCGTAGAAGACGTGTATTCGTTATGTCCACTAAAACCGTTAGGAACAGGAACCGCACCTGTTATAATACCTCCCACTATCGTCAACTGTACAGCAGGAACGCTTCCTGGGTTATTAAAAGGATTTCCGCCAGAGAGAGAAGCCGTGGTATTACTGCTGTATCCACTCCCACCGTTGTTCACCGTAATGCTACTAACAAAGAAAATACCGCCGCCACGGGCTGTCATAACAGCCGTCAACACGGCGCCAGACCCACCCGCTTGATGACTTAGCACCGCCGTGAGAGACGCTCCAGTGCCAGTCGAAGCTCCTCCAGTCAGCGTGAGCGTCGGCGTATCGCCAGCAATATATCCAGTTCCCGGATTGAGCACCGTGATGCCGGTAACCTGCCCATTGCTGACAGTCGCCGCGAATGTCGCCCCCGTACCATGACCGCCCGAAATGACGACTGCGGGCGGCGTCTGATAAGCCGCTCCAGCATTAGTCACCACAACCAGCGGCGATAACCCGCCCGCCCCAAACGTCGTCGTGCCATCCCAAAGCCAATATCCGTTCGTCTGGTTGGAAACGGTAATGAGGTATTGCTGCCCCCACTGCGTGATCCCCTGGTTGAGTACCGACGGATTGATAATCGAACCGGCCGTTAATATCGTCGTGACCGCAAGCGTCGTCGTGTTGACCACGACCACCGAACCGTCAGACATAAACACAACGCAGTAGGGCGTCACTCCGATGTTGAAAAAATCGAAGAATACGATCGTCAGGGAATCGGTACGCGTGAAGATCGCACTACCCACGTCCCACAAAGTACGAAGTTGCCGCGGCCCGACCCGGATAAAACCGTCTATCCAGTAGCACTTCTCGTCCGGCACGCCGGTCCGGCCGCCCGACGTATCGAGTCCCATCCACTGATCGTGGATGAGAGGCTGCGGTCCCGCAGGGAGGTACGGGTTAGCCTGCTCTTGGGCTGCTTGCTCGGGCTGTTCGAGAGACATTTAGTAAGTCCAAGTCCAATGCACTTTCGAACGCCTGACCATCCAGTTTCCAACTAAATACATTACTCGCCGCCAACGTGGATACGAATACCAGCGAGCCAAAGACTCTTGATTAAGCCGAACGTTCAAATCGCGAAACCGCTGAAACATAGGGTCTTGCCCCTTTGCGTGCTCGCCAAAAGAACCCATATTAGATTCTCCCGTATCGATTGGGCGCGCGCCCAACCCGCGCATAGTTGCTGTAGCGCAGCAAATGCATGTCAAACAGTTCGAGGTAGAACTTAGCAGCATTGTAATTTTGAAGGTCGAGGTAGCACAAATGTGCAGTGAAATACTTCACTGCCTCGCTCCAAGGATCAGGGAGAATCTCGACGCTCAAGTCGGTCTTCAGGTCTTGCGGCAAGCACAGACAATCCATCTCGTACTGATACGCTTGCGACGGCAACGGATAGACAAACAAGCTTCCCGCCGTCCCCTGACCGAATTGAGCAGCGAACGCCGGCACGTACTGGTACTGAAACGGGTACTGGCGAATCATCGCCTGATAGTCGGAGAACGCCGCAACGTATAGCGTGTAGCGATAGTTCGCGTAGATCACCGACACCGTGCGCGCATAATAGATTGCTCCCACACCGGGGAACGCGCTGAGATCGATGTCAGCGTAATTGTAAACCTCCAGCCCTTGGCTGAACTGCGTGGTCGCCGAGAGCACCGGCGTCGCCGCCGCCCCAGTTCCCCCGCCGCCCGAAAACGTTATTTGCGGCTGAAAGTAACCGTAACCACCGTAGTTGATATCGACTGTCGAGACCTTCCCGCCGCTGATCAGAGCCTGCGCAGTCGCCTGGCTGCCGTTAGGAAACGCCCCCATGCCCGAAGGAAAATCCGGCGCCGTGATCGTGACCGTAGGGGGACTGGTGTAACCCGACCCGCCGGCCGTCACGCTCGCCGACATGATCGAGCCCGAGATCGGCGTGAGTACCCGCACGCACTGCGCGCGCATCGCCACCTCGCGGCGCGCGGTGTTGACGTGAGCAATCATGTCGAGCGGGTTGATCGACTCTTGACGCGCGTCGCGCAGGAGGCGAGTTGTATCTTTCAAATACTGATTCAGCGACGCCATCAGCCCGTCGCCTTCTGCAGACCGAGCTTGCTCGTAAGCGTCGGATCAAGCGCTTGTTCGTACTGGGAGCGCAGCACCGATGGGTTCGCAAATTGTCGCGCGCGCCCCATGAACGTCTTGTACTGCCCGAACAAACGCTCGGCATCCGCAATCCGCGCATTCGTCTGCGCCGACATGAGCGCAAGATACGCAGCAAAGAACGGTGCAGCGTCAGTCCATAAAAATGGAATCGCCTCCACGTCGCCGTCAGCCGCTAGCTTCTGCGGGTAGCAAACGCAATCGCAGCTGAGCACATAGACCAAGTCGGGGGGCGGATCGAGGTAGAAACTCCCCGACGCGCCGCTCCCCGTGCTCTGCCCGCTTGAACCCTGAGCGAATTGACTCCACTCGACCGGCGAACCCGTCTGCGGCTCCGGGTTGTTCAGCGAGAACAGCTCAAACCACGGCCACGCTCGCGACTCAACGCGCTGAAAACCGTCGCCGACCGCGTAGCGCACCGACCGGACGTGAATCACGCCCTGCACGCCCGTCGTCGCCGCGACCCCGACGTTGATGGACGAGAAGTTGTAGGCGCGCTGCCCAATAACGGTCGGAATCGTGCCAATGGCGCGGATACATTCACCCTCACCGGCGAGCTGCCCGCGCGCCATATTAATCCAACCCGTGAGGTCGGACGTAGCGTAGAGTGGCGATGGCGCTGCCGGGTTCTGGAGAAGCTGCTGGGTTTGAAGGAGATATTGATTGAGCACCGGCAGTCCTCCCGCCGGTCACACGCGCCTCAAAACCGGGTTGGCAGGTGTCGATCGTCCAGCGTCCAGCACATAATACGCCTGCGATCCATCGGGGTTCAAGCACAGCAGCGGCGTATGAAGCTGCTGCGCCCGCGCCATGGCCCCCGGCGTCGCGCCCGAGTCGGGCAGCGTATGCACTTTTTGCGCAAACTTCTGCCCGATACCGGCACCCGTGACCGCAAGGCTATAGGTCTCAGCCACGTTACGCCGCCGGCTGAATGATGCACACGTCGGGCTTGGAACCCATCGTCAACGAGATGGTGCTGGTGCCCACGATGGTGCCGGTCGTGGCTGTGACCGGATCGGCAATGAAAAGCGGTGACGGCGCCGAGAAGAACAGTCCGCTATCGTAGATCGTCCCGACCTGCGCCGCAATCGTGCCGGCACCGCCAACCGTTAGCGCGATCTGCGCGGCACGCGGCCGCGCGCGAAGGAAGAGAAAATCCTCGCTGTTGGTGAACGTGCCCTGCGGCGGGTAGCCGCCGACGGTCGTCACATACCCCAACGTGCCGGCATCTCCTGAAATCGTCGAGCCCCCGATCACCGACGCCGTGACCACGGTCTGAAGCATGACCGGATTGACGCTGCCCGCCGTACCGACGCCCGACACCACCAGCGAGATGTTTGCCGGGTTCGCAATCGGGTTGCCGGGGTTGGTGCAGAGCAGGCCGGTAAGCGAGCCCGACGCGCCAACCGTGAACGTGATGGTGCCAAGCGTGATGCCCGTCACGAGGTTCGGATCGGTCGGGTTCGGCAGACACACCGCATTGAACGTCGTACCGGTGTAGCCGGCACCCGGATTGGTAAAGGTGAAACCGCTGACGGTCCCGCTGGAGATCGTCGCGTAACCCGACGCCGCGATGCCACCGACGCCGTTCGGGTTCGATCCCGCCGGCGGCGGCGAAGGAATCATCACGATCGGCGGCACACCGTAGCCAGCGCCCGCGTTGGCGGTCACGATCGTCGCCGTGTTCATTGACAACTGGCCACCAACAATCGGCTGCCACGTCGAACCGCCGCCGCCGGTCACCGCGACCGTGGTCGATGCTTGCACGTAGCCCGAACCGGGCGCAATGATCACGCCCCACACCGGACAGCCAAGCCGGTTGGAGATGCGCAGGTTGAAGCCGTCACTCTTGACGTAATAGAGCCCGTCATTCCACGCCGCGGCGGCAGCCATCACCCACACGCCGGTGACGGGGTCGAGGAACTCCAATGTGAGGTACGAGCCAAGCGATATCGCCCACGTACCCGCAGGGATCGGGATCTGGTCGCCGGCATTCAGCGTGATCTTGTTGCTCGGCGCATCCAGCGGAGCGTTTTGCAGCTCGCTGGGATACAAATTCTGCGGCAACTGAAAGCCAAGGCCGGGACCTGACAGGGGAGCGGACACTGGCTAACCTCCTTAGAACGAAGCGCTGAGCGGGGACAGATTATAGCCCCAGAAACCCGAGCTGGACTTGGCCGACACGTAGTCGTAGCCAACCACCACGACGCCCTGCTGCCCGATCTGCCCGAGCGGCACCAGCGAGTAAAAGCCGGAGAAGTCGAACGCAGCGTCCTCCGACAGGTACATCGCCGTGTACTTGACGTTGACCCCGAACACGTTGCCCTGCGGCACGAAGTGGTCGGCGAAAATCGGCACGCCCGACACAATAAGGTTCGGGAACGACGACCTGATCTCGATGTCCTTGCTGCCGACCCCCGACATGCCGGGATAGACGACCTGCTGCTCGTTCCCGATGAAGTCCTTATTGAGCGTCGCGTAATCGCCGGGCGCCATGACCACGAAAGTCGGCGCTTCGCCACCCGCGTTATTCGTGACGTAGGCGAGCAGCGTGGACATGGTCGAGCGCGTAAAGCCAATCGTGCCGAGGTTGAACGTGCCCGACCCGAGGTTGATGTACTGGCCCTTGAAAGCCGAATTGCCCGCAGCCGTGCGCGAGATGCCCCCGTAGGTCGGGAAGTTGGTACCGTCGTCAAACGCATCCTGCATGCTGTTCGGAAACAGCGGGTTCGACGAGTTGTTCGTGAACGACAGCCGCGCCATATTCTGGCGCGTCACCGCAAACACGTCATTCATTCGCGCCTTGAGAAGGCTGATCTCGCGATCGGTCGCCTGCAGCACCGTCTCGCCAAAGGGGAGCGGCACGGGCACGACCCAGTAAGCGAGATTCCACTGGCCGTTTTGAACACCGGGCGTGATAACGGGACTGTTGAAGCCGCCGCCGTAGCCAGTAAATTGACCCTGTACCATGCTTTGTCCTTGCATTGGTACAGTAATCTGGTTGAGACCGCCGGCCGCACGCTGCGCGTTGCCGGTCATGTAAAAGAGGAAGGGGCTTCCAAAGTAAATTTGAACGAAAAGTCTGGGCACAAACGCCCTTCTCATAACAGCCGAAAGCTCATTATAAAGGCTGCCCGCCGCTGGCGCGACGCCAATACCAGGAAGTGGCAAACTAGCCTCCTACGTTAGCGTCGCGCTTGTCCGCGAATCTCGCTCAACGCCTCGCGCGCGAGCTTGTCCACCACAAGCGTTGACTGGCCCTGCGACTCGATGAGCTTCTTAAGGTCCACCTGGTCGTCAGCCGGCGGCGCGAGGAAATCCCACGGTCCCGAACTGGCGCTGGTCGCGACCGGCGTCTGCGGCGGATGCTCGCGAAGGAAGTGAGCCCAAGCAATCTTCGGCTTGGTAATGCCCTCTTCTTCCATGATCTTGCGCACAGCCGCTTCGCCCTCAGCAAGCAGGCCGTGGTTCCGACGCAAGTCTTCGAAGTCGCGCTCGATGCCGGCGCTCAGATCGGAAAGCTTCTTCTCCTGCTCGCGCGCTGCCTTCTCGTCGGCGAGCTGCTTCTTCAGTTCCTCGACGGAGGTTTGGAGCGGCGCCACGCGCTGCTCAAGCGGATCAGGCTGATCCAGCTCGGGAATCTCGGCTTTGGGATCGAACGCCTTGTTGGCCTCAAGCAGCTTGCGCCGCGCGACGGGATTCTTCATCCACGCACCGATCTGCTCACGCAGCTTGCGGTTAGCGCGAACTTCCTCCTCGTCCACTTCGATAAGCGCCATCACTTGGTTCCGATGCTGCTGCCCGCGTTCGGGATGTGGGAGATGGTCATGGCGGGCGACGACGCCTGCGCCGGCAGGTGCGACTTGCGTCCCTGAATGTCATCCGACTCCATATCGACGCGCACGATCTGCTCGTCCGACTTGGGGATCGACTTGGCGGGATTGTGAAAAAGGCTCATTAGGATCTCCTATGTAAGTCCTCAACAAAAGCTGCTTTCAGCCGAAGCGCATCAGCGCAATTAGCCCCATCATTTTTCGAAAGATGAATAGTCCGATTGCTAATTCCACGACGCTCGATACGTGCAGCGAGCGCCAGCAACTCCTCAACTTCGTGTTGCGAAGGACGCGGCAACAAGACCTCTCCCTCAATAAGCATGACCCTTCCTCGGCCTCGCGACGTGTTCAACCGATCGGCCGGACAAATGCTGTTCGCCGGACAAGAGCGGCGTGCCGGGCAGCGTGTCCTCGCGCACCATGGCGGTCGCCGTGTTCTCGTACTTGGACGGCATCTCGTCCTTGCACTTGAAAATGTCGGTCATGCAGCCATCCCTTGCTGCCCAGCCTGCTGGCCCCCGGCGCCGCCCTGCTTGAGCGCCTGCATCTGCTGGTTCGCCTGGGTAGCGCGCATCATGGTGTTCTCAGCCATGCTCTTCTGCCCGGCCGGCGTCACCGACCCAGGCGGCACGTGCTTGGCGAGCGAGCCGAGCGCCTTGAGCACCGCGGCGCCCGCCTCGGACGTGGCGCCGAGCATCGGGACGAGCTGCTGAAGCTGTTCGACAATCATGCCGAGTTTCTGGAGTCCGGCGGCCTCGTACCCCTTATTGGGTGTCGGGCCCGTCGCCGACGACACGCCCATGGGAGGAGCTTGCGCTTGAGCGCCGCCGGGCATTCCAGCTTGCGGGGTGACGGGCACTGTGTGGCAGCCTGTTTACTTGCGCCGGCCGCGTCGCCCACGCCGATTGTACGTCAGCATAGTGACTCTCCTGGTTGCGCGTGGAACTATTCCCACGGTTACGCTCAAGAATCCTCGCTGCCCTTGTGAATCTCAATAGGCTTTGTTATGGAAGTTCTAGGAGCTATCAGGACATCCTTGCGCGCATGCCATCCATAGACCAATTCCTCGATGTCAGAGACTGCGCCAGGATACTCAAAATGAGCACACGATTCGTCTATCTTGCACTGCGTTCAGGGCGAGGACCGCGCTACCAGCGTTGGGGAGGCAAAAGAGGCCGCTACCGAATACGCTACTCCGACCTGATGCGATGGGCGCAAAGACCAAACGGAAAGGAACGCTGATGTACTGCCTCACCATCTGCTTCGGACCGGCGGCTACGACGTGGGCGCTGATGTTCAAAACGGAAGAAAAAGCGATCCAAGCACTGCAATTTGTCAACGAGCATGTGGACGGCAACTTCACTGACGATTTTGGTCAGACAATCGCGCTAAAAACATCCGAACTTCACGGCGTCATGCTCGAAGATCTCAGCCTCAGCAAGCTCGCTCACATCGAGCGCGCACTCCACCAGGCGCGCATGCAGGCCGAGGGGCAGAAGATGGCGCAGACTGACCCGGCGCTCATGCACGCCGCACGAGGACCAAACATCATCTCGCCGATGATGGGAGGCAATGGGAGATTTCCAACTTGAAAGAGAGGTGATGCCTTTTGAAGACCGAATGCCTCTTGATGCTCCTAGCGTTTTGCAATGTGGCGACCGGCCATGCCTATTTAGTAGCGGCCCCGATACGAAAGTATCGGGGCTAGTGCTTTCCTCCTCCTACCTGCCGCAGCAGCACCTTCTCCCCGACTTCCGGGTGCTCCTGCATGAGCTTCTGCATGAACTGCGCCTTCTCAACCTTGCGCTCGCGCGCCGCGAGCTTGGCCGCCTCCTTGTTCGGGTAGTGCATGTTCTCAAGCACGTACTCGTCGTCTACGATCCCCGACTTGTGCGAAGCAAAAATAAGCTGTTCGGTCTCGCTCGCAAAGATCGGACTGGAGCTGTGACTATCCACCGTCACCCGCCAATCGTCAGGCAGCTCCGACAAGAGAAAGCGCGTCTCTTCACACGATTCAAACGTGTCGCCATTCGTCCAATAAAACCGCCCATCCTTCGCCTCCATAATCGACAGCGTGAGATCGGCCGAATCGGCGCACTGCCGCTCCACTAAAAGAGAGCGATCGCGCAGTGTCGGCGAAGCCGTCTTGACCAGCGTGTCGGCGTGCACGCCGGCCCGCACGCCAGGCTCGCCCTGCCCGCGCATGATCTCGGGAAACGACCCCAACTCGTTGATCTTCTGCTCAAGGTGCTGGATCATCGGCAACAATTCAGACGGAAACTTGGGCGTCAAATCCTTGATGTCTGACCCTGCCCCTTGGTTCAAATAGCCGGCGATTCGCGCCTGCGAGTACAACTCATCCGTCATCCCCGACTCGCCAACGAACCCCAAAAACTTGTCTATCTGCACACCCATGAGGCGTCGCGCGTCAGCGTACCACTCCGACAGCAATCCCTGCGGCTCAATCAAATCGGTCAGCTCGCTGCGCCCCCAGAACCAGTTCGTCACCTCATTAGGCTGGATTAGACGATAAGGCTGAAGCCGAGAATCCTTGATCAGCAAGTTCGCCCTGGCGAACCGCGGCGCGATGACGATGTCGGGATCGACTACGATGATGGTCGTATAGTCCTTCTCGTCCTGCACCCACAGCTCATGGACCTTAACGACCGGCGCCATTACCTGCGGACCCATGACCGCATAATTCGGATCGTTGCCAAGCTGTACGATACCGCCCGGTGCCGGCTGCGTCGCCCCCTGAAGCCCAGTGTTTAGCTGCGACGCCGACAGAACCTGATGAAAGTAACTCGTCATATCCGA